TCGGCGTGTTCAGTTAGGAGGTTATTAGACTATGGCAGTTTCAGTTACCAATCAGGCTACACCACTCGGTAGTAAAATCGTTCAGGATACGGACGCCGATGCTACCGCGAAGGATAACACCACTGGTGCTTCTGGGACGCTGTATTACATTGAGGTAGTCAACCCCAACTCGGGGTTGGTCTACTTCAAGATGGCTGACTCAACCAACGCTACTGGTGGAAGCACCGCAGCGGAGATTGTTATCACTTGCACCGGTAATGCCACCACGCGAGTAGTTATTCCAGAGGGCGTTGCCTTCTCTAATGGCTTCTCTCACTGGTGTGTTACTGGCGCTGCCGAGGCTAATACAGGCAACCCATCCAGTAATGTTACCGCCCGGTATGTTACAACTTAAAGTATAAAAACTTTCTGGGCACCCTCGTATCTCCTGAATAGGTCGGGGGTGCCCTTTCTTTACGGAGTATTATAGATGAACTTAGCGCAAATAAAGGGTCGTATCAAAAACCAACTGGACTATACCCCAGTCCCTTCTGCTGCATTGGGCAACTATCTTACTTCTGTTATCAACGACGCTTACCTTGACATTTGGTTGCGTCGTCCTTACCTATTCAACCAGAAAGAAAAAGACATCAGAGTCTTCAAAGACTTTGAGAATAGCGACATCTATAACGGTGGTTCGGCTGTTGGTTCTAACACCATAGTCTTTACCCACGGTTCAGATGTTATTACTTTTACAAACGCCTTCTTCCAAGCAGGTGATACGCAAGTAAAAGAAAAGTTTGTGGGCGCTTACATTAAAGACCCTAACGGTGTGTCGTATGAAATCAAAAATGTGTTATCCACTACACAGTGTAAGTTGGGCAGACCGTATGAAGGCACTACTGTTACAAGTGGAACCTTCACCATTTACCACAGGTTCGCTTACCTTCCGAATGACCTTGTTGAGATTATGGATGTTTCTTTCCCTAACTTCCCTATTAATGTTAACAGAAAAGGCAAAGCATATTCTATCCCACGGCGTATAGATGTTACGATTGACCTTAACCAAGACCTTACAGGTCGTAAGCCAAACTATTATGTTCCTTACTCCAAGGAGTTTGCACCCACACTTACCAACACGCTCAACCTTGTGGCAAGCGGCGCGGGTGCTATCCCTGACGGCGAGCATTATTTTGCCTATACTGTTGTAAACTCGGAAGGAGCAGAGTCGGGTCTTGCCGACATCCAGTCCATTACTACATCAGGCGCAGGTGCTATTACTATAACAATGAACACAGGCTTCTCTTCTACGAAAGAAATCAGCAAGTTTCATTTTAACATTTACTATGCACAGAAGCGGGCAGGACAGGACGCTTATTCGTTCTGGAAGATAGGCGTATTAAAGTCTTACGCTGACTTCCACGACGGAACAGGTGGCGACCTTACAGATGAAAGCACACTAAACTTTGATATAACAACAATCAACGACATTCAGCGAGCAGAGTTCCCTCGCTTCAACGAAGCGCTTGGAAGTAAAAAGATACGCTTCCATCCAAGACCTACTGCTGTGGATAAGTCATTAACAGTTGCGGGTGAGTCTATCCCCAACGAACTAACCTTTTTCCACCTACGCTACACATACAAACCACAGGAACTCCAAGACGACTTTGATGTTCCCTCTATCCCAAGCGAGTTCCATCAACTTATTATTGACAAGTCGCTAATAGACATCCACGCTAAGTTTGATAACCTGTCTGCCTCGCAGGCAGCAGAGCGTAGGTTTGAGCGTAGGGTGCGTGCCTTAGACGCAAGATACTCCACAGAGAGAGACGGCACCTTGCAGCGTGGTCAATCACAACAGTGGGGAGGGGGACGCTTTACGCTGCCTGTCAATAGGTCGCTTATTTACAAGGGGTAATCTATGGCTGACGCAAAGTTAAAGTTCATTGGTGGTATTAACCACACGCCCTATGAAGTAGGCGCTGATGAGATAGTCAATATGCGCTATGACTCCCAGCGCTACTGCTGGGCTAATGATAGGTCATACGCAAGTTGGTATGCTCCTGACTCTGATGGTGTAGTCGCAGGCGAGCCAGCCACAGCAGAAGTGTTTTCTGTTTACTCTTACCAGAGACACAAATCTTCTTTGCAGTCCCTTCTGTTTGAGGAGTATGACTCTTTAAATAAAAACTTGGACCTCAAAGTTGTTAATGGTCCAGTTACAACAACACTGCAAACCGATAGGGCTCTACCTTCTGGCAATGACCCCGGCACACAGTATTGTAGAATCGGAAAGTTTCTTTTTGTTGTTAACGGAGAAGACTCTCCCCTTCTTTACCGTGGTGGTCGCTCTGCACGCACAGCGTTCTTCCACAACAGACCCACACCTCCTTTTGCACATCCAGCG